GCGGGTGCTCTTGAATTGTTCTTAACTAGTTTTAACACCGCTATGGGTAGGACTAAACTATTGACCCAAGAATTATATAACAATAATGTTTTAATAAATAAAACAAGTGGAGACTTCAAAAGAATTTCAATAAGAAATGTTAAAAACGTAAGTTCATATTATAAAGTTCTTAATGATAAAAAAGTAGTTGTACATATCGATGGAATTTTTGAAGACATTTTTCAAATAAGAAAATCATTTGAGGAACAAAGAAAAAAAGTCGAAGATGATGTTGAATCGGAAATGAACAAGGTCATTAAAAGTAAAGAATATGGTTTTGGATTTGAACCAACCGTAAGAAATATGTTTGCGGTTTTATTGGCCAATGCTGAGGTTTTTATTAGGTTAATGAAAGATGTTCATAACAAAGCTTTTGAAGCTGCTAACAATAGAAAAAAGACTTTAACAAATTTATCAAAAGAGTCAAAAGGTGAAAACATATATCCATGGCCTGAAGTAAAAAAACCTCAAGGTGGTGGTAAACAAAATGTAATTGCGTATCCGGGTGATGAAGAATTAGTTCACAAATTAAAATCTTATGACAAAACTCTTTGGCCTGAAGTTGACTTTGTTGAGGAGTATATTAAAATTGTAACCAATAGGGTAGAAACAAACGTAAATGGGGAACCCACAAGAAATGATGTAAATTATGTTTTTGATTCAAATACTGAAAATCAAAAAATTGAAGACTTATCAGGTATTGACGTTATAAATGAATCTATACCATTTATTGATAAAAGTTACGCGGGATTTGTTTACGAATTGTACGAAAGAGCACTGTATTCAACATTGTTTGATTCTTTTAATGACCAAATGATTAGACAGTTGGCCAATGAAGAATTTAAAAATATTCAAGAATTAATAAAAGACGATAACGATATTATTGAGTTAGCAAAAAAAATAACCAATATAGACCAATTAATTGCTCCTGTTACAAAAACAGAATTAAGAGAAAACGGTGTTATTCAAAAAAATGAAGATGGGACACCTAAGACCACTACGGTTTATAAAGGATATCTACCTGGATTATCACCATATGAAAGATTCAATTATTTTAAAGACCGTCTACCAACAACCAATTATATATCTTCAGTCATTGACGAACCATTTAAATTTCAAAAATATGACGAGACAGCAACTAACCCTACGGGTGATTTAAAAGAAGATGATTTAAATAAAATTTTAATTGATTACGAACCTGAAACATACAGGACAGACATATACCCCTTCAATTCAACAACATATTTGAATTATTTAGGTAAAACAAATTTCACAAGAGATAATTTTAAATTTAATGGTATTTTAAAAGTTAACAGTTCTCAAGGTTTTATATGTTCACCAATAGAATCTAAATCATGGGTTAAACCATCAGCAGACAGCACTGACTTTTTTAAAAATACGATTAATGTTACAGGAAACACAACCTCAATATTAAACACACCATATTTTCATAATCAATTATTTAATGATTTTAATAAATCAACTTTACGAGGTAAGTACGCTGGTTCATCGTATTTGTTATTAAACTCATTACCTTTCATTGATTTAGATGAACAAATAACATTTGGAGGTCAGTCAATACTAACATCTTCTTTATTTAGAGAAGTATCGTCTACACATTTTATACCATATCATTTAATGTTAAAATGGGGTTCAATTTATCATAGATATAAAACACACTTAATAGATGGTTACGATATTTTGAATGGATGTGTAAATTCAAGCTATGTTACAAAACCATTAACAGGTAAAACCCTATTTGATAATAATGGTGCACTAATAACATACACATCAACAAACGCAAGTAGTAGTGGTACTACGATTAATGTACCAAATACAATAGGACTACAAACAGGAATGACCGTTACGGTTATTGCTGGTACAGGACAAACAGCGCCGAATACGTACATTACAAATATTACAAGTACTACAGGATTTACAATTTCACAAACTCCACTTACAGGACTAACAGGTGCCACAGTATTTGCTGTTTATGATGAATATGTGACCTTTGATATAGTACCAAAAATTTCCACATCATCAGGTTCAACTTCAGGTGTTACATATACTGGTTACACTAATGCAGGTATTAGACCGTTCTATCAAACTGTGTACAGTCAAATAGTAAATGACTATGCAACTTATGATATAACTTTAGGTAATGTTTCATATTCTTCCACAAGTACATCGGGTAAATTATTACATAGGGTTACACAAAAAAGCGGTATGAATTATTGGGACGTGGTTATGGATAATTCCAAATACATAACCTCAGACAAAAACTACACTTTATTACCATCTCTTGGGGGACATAAAAATAGTGACATATCCAATAGTAACACATTCACAGTAGCTGAGGAGTTGACATTTAAAACACTTTGGTACCTAAACGACACTCTTTCAACTAGTTTTAGTGGACAAACGTTCCCAAGTCCGTACGATTATTTTAGGACAACAGGTAACACATATTCAATATCAACTAATTACAAAAAGGCGTTAGATTTAATCGGTACATTTAGCCCTCAAATACTTGAGTATTTTGAAAGTTTCTTTCTTGATTTTGCTAGTGAAAAAATAAATGAAGAAATACCGTATAACATTTTTAGGAATATTAGTTATCCTAAATTCCAAGATATGTTAAAGAAATTATCCGTTGTTGAAAAGAAAGACGATGATAGTAATGATATTGATTTATTAATTGGTAACACATTAAAAGAAAGACAAAAAAGAAACGCTGAATCTATCACTACAGATATATTAAGTGCTAACAACTTAATAAAATTTACGTTAGCAAACCCAAAAGAAATTGATGCCAATTCTTTATATGGTTTGACAGCGGTTCAACCTTATAAGTCTTTGACAACTTATAAACCACAACCTTTCAGTGCTTCAGATTTAACAACCCCAAATCTTAATTTTATTAAATTATATATTGGTGAAGATATTGATAGTTACTATGTTAATTTCTTTAGTTTATTGGACGTTAAATTAACTGAAGATAACATAAAAAAACATAGGCCGTTGGCTCAAATATATGGTGGATATCGAAAAGCGGGAGGAACCAACACCAAAGCCGCGTTTTTAACTTATTTACAAGATTCAATAATACTTAAAAATACAGGTGGAACAAATGTTCCAAAAGGGGCTGAAGCTAGGCTTGCTTTGTATTTGAATACACTTTTACCATTATTAGGTAATTTAACGAGTAACGCCACGGGTAATCCTGCTGCTAGTATTGATATGTTTAGAGGTTACAATTCAACTCAAACAAAGTTAGAATTGTATAACACTTTCAAATCATTTAACGATAAATGGACCGCCGGTAATTCAATTGGTCAACGTTTGTTACTTGAGGAATTTTTATTCTTAGACAAAGCCAATAGAGACATTGGTGATAAATTTTATTTAAACATAGATAAGTTTACACCTTTATTGGACCCAAACAACTCTAAACTTCCTTTGTACAACGCCATTTCTATGATAATACAAGGTACTGGATTAGATATGAGAGCGTTACCTGCCTATATAAATTTTTATGGTAATAACTTGACAAATAAGAATAAAATAACACCATCAAAAAAAGTGGCATCAACTTTATTTGGTACATTCTTAGAGGTTGATTATCAAGAGGCGACACCAAAAGTTATCATACAATTAGTTGGACAAACATCGAAAAGAATTGATATGTCCAATAGTAAGGCGTATAAGTTTGTTGACGATAGTTTTTATATTGGTGGACAAACTCCAAACCCATTATTAATAACATCATTAGAAGGTTTCTCACAAAACGATTTATCAAAATCTAATAGGGTAGTTGCGTTTGAGGTGAGTTTTGGTGACCAAAATCAAGGTATATTCAAAGGAGTCACATTAGACCAAAGTACACTAAAAAATACATCAGAGTCTTTTCAAGTTTTAGAAAATCTATCAAGGTCGGCTTCAGGTGCTGGTGTTCATAATGTAGACACAAGTTTATTCGATTATTATAAACAAGCATCATATAAATGTGGTGTAACTGCCATGGGTAACGTTATGATTCAACCAACAATGTTCTTTTACTTAAAAAACATACCTATGTTTAGGGGTTCATATTGGATTACTGAGGTTTCTCATCAAATCAAGGGTAATAACATCTCAACAAGTTTTTCAGGAACACGAATACCATATACTTCATTACCTGACCCTAAAGACTCATTTGTTGCAAGTTATCGAATTCTATTTGATAAAATTCAAGCAAAAGCTATTGCTAAAATCAAACAGAGAGCTACTAACGATACCGATACTGACCAAGAAGTTATATACCAAGGAGTACCATATGTTACGGACAGACAAGGTAAAAATATACAGGGTGAAACGGTTATTCAAGAAGTTGGTATTAACAGATTTGGTGTACCATATAATGGATATAATGAAACTCGTCTAATACAAAAAGTTAGAAACGGTAATGAGGAATGGTTTAGAACTATTGTATATAAAATGGGTGGAGAAAAATACCCAATAGATGACGCACAAGGATTTAATCTCACAAACGGAATTACATGGTCTGACGTTAAGGATTCAAGTTATAAATTCTATAATGTGGATTTTCAATTGTCAAGAACCATTACTAATGATGTTATAAAAACTGCTAAAACAACATTTAAGAACCCTAAAAACAATACTCAATTAACAGTAAATCCTAATTACCAATTAGACAAAACTGTTGGTTCAATAGTAGTTGAAGGTCCAATTAGTAGAGGACCGAAGTCTACCGAGATTGGTATGGGTATGTCACCGAAACTTATGTCCGAATTAGGACTATACGATGGAGATGTTGTATACTTTAAAATGGATTAATTTTTAAGTTTTCCACTTTTTTAGATATTTATTAAAGAAAATACCATGAACAACGAAAAATTGAATAATACTTTGGATAACTACATGAAAAATCCAAAACAAGTAAAATCCGTTTCAAAAGATGGAATGGAAACAGAAGAATGCGACCTTCAAACCGGTGAATGTTATATTATCAGGTCTAAAGATGGTATAGTAGAAAGAATAAACAAAAAATTCATAACCGAAGACGGTAGACAACTTTTACAAGACTAACTATGAAAAAATTAGAAAAATCACTTATGGAAGAACTCGCGAGATACAACGCGATTAACAAATATACTAAAACCTTAATGGAACAAGGTGAAGTACCACCACCTGCTGGAGACGTACCACCTCCACCACCCGGTGAAGTTCCACCTATGGACGCAGCTGCACCAATGCCAACTGATGTTCCACCGGCACCTGCGGCACCTACTGAAGATACTGAAGAAATAGATATCACAGATTTAGTTAATATGACCAAATCAATTAAGAAAGATTTGGATGACAGTAAATCTAATAACAATGATGTTGTTGGTAAAATGGAAACAGTATTTACTAAACTGACAGATTTGGAACAAAAATTATCTCAGATGGATGCGGTAATGAACAAAATTGATGAATTAGGTAGCAAGGTTGAAACCATGAAAGAAAAAACTCCACAAGAAAAATTACAGTTACGTTCTTTGGACTCATACCCGTTCAACCTGAACCCTCAAGAGTTTTTCGCCCAAAAACAAGGTGAGATGCAACAAACAGGTAAAAATGAATACGTTCTAACCAAACAAGATATTGAGGATTATTCAAACGACACAATAAAAGATAGTTTTAACGCAAAAACAGAAGAAGATGAATTTAAGTTCTAAAGTAAACTTCTTATTAGGCTTACAATTACAAATGAAAATAAACCATTGGCAAACAAAAGGTATTGCCAGACACGACGCTTTTGGTAAAACCTATGATGGTTTATCAGACCTTATTGACGAATTTGTTGAGGTTGCCATGGGTAAATATGGTAGATTTACACTTGAAGAAGATACAAATACTATTCAGTTAGTAAATCTTTCAGATGTCAATCCCGTTGATATGGTCAAAGTTTGTACTGAAGCTCTTGTTGAGTTCTCAGATGACTTAGATGATAGATTAGACACTGATTTGTTAAATTTAAGAGATGAGATGCTTGGTTTATTGAATAAATTACTGTATCTTTTAACTCTTGAGTAACCCCTTCCCAAAACAATTTTAAAAAAAAAGAGAGTCAGATTTTGTAATCTGACTTTTTTTGTCTATACTTTACATAGAAACATTTTCTAACTTTTAAAAAACAAACATATGATGTCAACAACAGAGTCAGTACTGGCACAGTACGAAAAAGACAAACAGGTCGCAAGCGGCAACACAAACAAGGTATCCCAAGAGGATAGAATGAAGAAGTATTTTACCACACTCCTACCAAAAGGTGAAAGAAGTGGTGAAAGAAGAATTAGAATCCTACCTATGAAAGATGGTAGTAGCCCATTTGTTCCCGTGTATTTCCACGAGGTACAGGTTGATGGTAATTGGGTTAAACTGTATGACCCAAACCAAGAAGGTAAACGTTCACCATTGAACGAAGTACATGAAGGATTAAAAATGACAGGTGACGAACAAGATGCTATTTTAGCTCGTCAGTATAAATCTAAGATGTTCTATATCGTAAAAGTTATTGATAGAGATAGAGAACAAGATGGTGTTAAATTTTGGAGATTTAAAAGAAACACTAAAAGTGAAGGTGTTTTGGATAAAATTGCACCTCTTTTCAGAAATAAAGGTGATATTACCGACCCACAGAAAGGAAGGGATTTGATTCTTAATCTTAACCTAACTAAGGCGGGTAACGGTAGAGAATATACAACAATTACATCTATCATCCCTGAAGACCAATCTCCACTACACTCTGATTCAGTTATTGCAGATACTTGGATTAATGATGAATTGGTTTGGTCCGATGTATATTCTAAAAAACCTGAAGATTATTTAGAAATGATTGCCAAAGGTGAAGTTCCAAGATGGGATACAACAACTGGTAAATATGTTTCAAATTCCACTCAAGAAATTGAAATGTCTAAACCATCTTCACCAACAAAAACATCAGTTCCTCAAGTTGACCTACAAGAAGACATGGAAGGGGATGATGACCTACCATTCTAATTAAAATGAACTTGGACACATACTTAGACATTGTGTCCAAGTTCTTCTTTTTTAATTAAAAAAAATAGAAAATATACAATGGCAATCAAGAAAAAAGAATTCGATTATATATCCAAATTCTCATCAAAAACAAAATATAAGGATGAAAACTTTTATTATTGTGGTGAGGCGTTTAACAACGCATGTGGATTACCAGGACCCGTGATGGGGGGTATTAATATGTTCTTAGGACATACAAACTCATCAAAAACAACCGCAATGATTTTAGCTGCGGTTGATGCACAAAAGAAAGGTCATTTACCCGTACTTATTATCACTGAAAGAAAATGGAAATGGGAACATGCGATTGAACTCGGTTTCCAAGCTGAAAAAGATGCGAATGGTGAGTGGACGGGTGATTTTATTTTTAATGATTCATTTGACTATATTGAACAGGCAACCGATTTTATAAATGACATTATTGATGCTCATGAAAAAGGTGAAATCCCAAGACACATTTTGTTTTGTTGGGATTCAATTGGTTCAATACCATGTAAGATGACTTTTGATGGTAAAGGTGGTAAACAACACAACGCAAGTGCGTTATCCGATAAAATTGGTATGGGTATCCACTCAAGAATTACCAAATCAAAAAAAGAAGATTACCCATCTAAAGACTCGTCATATTATTTGACAATGGTTGTGGTGAATCAACCATGGGTAGAATTACCTGATAATCCAATGGGTCAACCTGAAATAAAACCAAAAGGTGGTGAAGCGTTAAAATTAGCATCTTCACTTATCTTCTTATTTGGTAACCAGAAAAAATCAGGTATCAACCACATCGATGCAACCAAAGACGGTAGAAAAATTGTTTATGCCGTTAGAACCAAAATTTCAATCCTTAAAAACCACGTTAATGGATTAGGATACAAAGACGGTAAAGTTATCGTTGTCCATAATGGATATATTGCCGACACCAAAGAAGCGTTGGAGTCGTATAAAAAAGAATATTCAAGTTTTTGGAAAGAAAAATTAGGGTCTAACGACTTTGATTTGGCGGAATCAACAACTCACGATTTCGAAGAAGAAGATTAATTTTTGTTTAACCCTATAAGAGTGATGATTAATGTCTAATGTATTATTGGTAGATGGTGACAATTTACTTACTATTGGTTTTTTTGGATTAAAAAATCACTTTTATAAGGGGGAACATATTGGTGGCATATATCATTTTATAAACACCTTAAGACGAACAATTGAAATCCATCATTTGGATAAGATTGTCGTTTTTTGGGATGGACAAGATGGTTCTATAACGAGAAAAAGGTTCTATCATCAATACAAAGAGAATAGAAAATCTCGTATCAGGTCTGAAGAAGAATTACATTCTTACGGAAAACAAAGAAACAGAATTAAACAATATCTTGAAGAACTATTTGTTAGACAAGGTGAATATGAATTCTGTGAGTCAGACGATTCAATCGCATATTATGTTCAAAACTCACCAAAAGAAAACAAAATAATTTTTTCTTCAGATGGTGATTTGACTCAATTAGTTTCAGAAAATACCAAACTCTTTAATCCCTCACACAGTAAAATATATCAACCAAATGATATGTTCGTTTATGACCATGAACAAATTCTTATACAGAATATAAAATTGGTCAAAATGATTTGTGGTGACCCATCGGATAATATTGCTGGCATCAAAAATTTAGGTGTCAGGAGATTAATTTCATTAGTTCCTGAAATTAAAACCGAAGAGATTACCGTTGAATTTATTCTTGAAAGATTTAACAATTTATTTGAGGAAGACAACGATAATCGTCTTGTAAAGAATCTTCTGACAGGTGTTACCAAATATGGGATATTAGGTGAGGAATTTTTTGATGTCAATACTCGTATTGTAAGTCTTGATAATCCTTTCTTAACTGATGAAGCAAGGGAATCTATAACTTCATTAATAAACGATTTGATTGACCCTGAAGGTCGGTCATATAAAAACACCATGAAGATGATGATGGAAGATGGTATATTTTTATTACTTCCAAAATCGGATGATGCGTGGATAAACTTCCTCAATCCATTTTTAAGATTAACAAGAAAAGAAAAGAATAAAAAATTAATTAAAATCAAAAACAATGAGTAATCAAGAAGTAACAAAGTTCGAGTTCCTTTTGACATTAGAAGGAAACATTATCTGTCAGCGCTTCTTCAATGTAAGGGAGCATAATCCAAAGTCGCGACGTTCAATGGATTTACACTATTACGTTAAAAATATTTGTGACGATATTGGTGTAGATTTGAAAACAAAAACATTGGATTATCTACACGAAAATCGTGATTATTTTTACGGTTTGGATGGTGCAGAAACCGATGAGCAAAATGAAAAAGAGTATTTTTTACTCGAGATTAAGATGGGCGACGATGTATTTATTCAAAGGATGTTTTCCGCTAAAGTCTATCACCCAAAGGTTAGATATACGGTAGACATTCGTCCTTATCTAAAGAGATATTTGTCAGATTTAACCGACATTTTATCATCTAGAGATTTGGAAACAACTTATTTAAACTATCAATTATAAAAAAATAAAAAACTATGTCAGAAAAAAATTTTGGTTTTCTCGGAGCGTCATTTCAACAAACGTTAATTAAATCAATTGTAGAGGATAAAAAGTACGGTGAACAGATTATTGATGTAATCGAGAGCAAATATTTTGATAATAGTTCTTTTAGATTTATTACCTCCCATATCAAAGAGTACTACCAAAAATATGGGAAAATTCCTGATTATCAGAGTCTGTGTCAAACTATAATTCTTGAATTGGGTTCACAAGAAACCGCAAGAATACACTTAGATACAATTCACGATATAAAAGAAAATACCGTGGAAGACCCTATGGTAAGAGAGGAAGCTTTGAATTTTTGTAAACAACAAAATTTAAAGAAAGAACTTAAAATGGTAACTACCATTATCGAAAATGGTAAATTCCAAGAGTATCATAAGATTGAAGGCATTATTCAAAAGGCACTACAAGTTGGATTACCACCTGAAGAATGTATGGATGTTTTTCACAATATCGATGCAGCTTTAGAAAAAGATAATAGACAACCAATACCAACAGGTATAGAGGGTCTTGATACCGCTTTAAAAGGTGGATTAGGTATTGGGGAACTTGGTGTTGTATTGGCTCCAACAGGTACTGGTAAAACGACTATATTGTCATTATTTGCAAACACGGCTTATCTACATGGGTACAATGTTCTTCAAATATTTTTTGAAGATAATCCCGACAATATCAAAAAGAAACATTATACAATTTGGTCAGGAATTGCTCCCGATGAACAACCTGAAAATAAAGATTTTGTAAAAGAGAAGATAAACGAGGTTCAAACTCAAAGTAAGGGGACCTTGGATATTTTAAAATTACCAAGTGATTCGGTTTCAATATCTGAGATTAAATCTCGATTGAGAAAAAGAATTTCAGAAGGTAAAAAGATTGACCTTTTAGTTATTGATTATGTCGACTGTATCAGTCCCGAAAAATCTAATTTCGGTGAAGAATGGAAAGGTGAAGGTTCAGTAATGAGAAGTTTAGAAGCGATGACAAGTGAATTTGGAATTGTTATATGGACGGCTACTCAGGGTAACAGAGAATCTATTTCATCTGAAGTTGTAAACAGTGACCAAATGGGTGGGTCAATTAAAAAAGCGCAAATCGCCCACGTAATTTTATCAATAGGTAAAACCATAGAACAAAAAGAACATAACTTAGCAACCATGACTTTACTTAAGTCAAGAATTGGTCGTGACGGAATTATTTGGCAGAATTGTAAATTTGACAATAGACTGTTAGTCATTGATACTGAGTCTCAAACAACACTCCTTGGTCATAAAGAGGAGAAACAAAAAAACGCTGCTGACAGGGTGAGAGAAGCTTTCACCAAAAGACAGGAAACTTTAAACAGAAATTAATAATTATTATCACCATGACAGAGAAGATTTTGAAAGAAAATCCAGGACGTTTTGTCCTTTTTCCAATCGAACACCACGACATTTGGAAACTTTACAAACAACAAGAAGCATGTTTTTGGACTGCTGAAGAAATTGATTTAGCTCAAGACATTTATGATTGGGAAAACAAACTAAATGAAGATGAACAACATTTTGTTAAAAACGTATTAGCATTTTTCGCCGCTTCGGATGGTATTGTAAATGAAAACATTGCAATGAATTTTGTGAATGCGGTACAATATACGGAAGCTAAAATGTTTTATGGTTTCCAAATCATGATGGAAAATATTCACAGTGAAACTTATTCTTTGTTGATTGATACATATATCAAGGATAAACAAGAACAAGGTAGATTATTTAATGCAATTGACACAATCCCTGCTGTTAAGAAAAAGGCGGAGTGGGCGTTAAAGTATATTGAAAAGGGTACCTTCGTTGAAAGACTTATTGCTTTTGCGGCTGTTGAGGGTATTTTCTTTTCTGGCTCATTCTGTTCTATTTTTTGGCTCAAAAAACGTGGTTTAATGCCTGGTTTAACCTTTTCAAATGAGCTTATTTCAAGAGACGAAGGAATGCATTGTGACTTTGCTTGTCATTTGTTTAATCACCATATTGAAAATAAATTAAGTGAGAAGAGAATTAAAGACATTATCTGTGGAGCTTTAGAGATTGAAAAAGAATTTATTTTAGAGGCACTACCTGTTAAATTAATTGGTATGAATTCAGATTTGATGTCTCAATATTTGGAATTTGTGACCGATAGATTATTAATGTCATTAAATTGTTCAAAGGTCTACAATGTTGAAAATCCATTTGATTTCATGCAAAATATTGCTCTTCAAGGTAAGACTAATTTCTTTGAAAAAAGAGTTGCTGAATATCAAAAAGCTGGTGTAAATAATAACGTATCCATTGAAGATATGGATACATCATTTGACGATATAGATTTTTAATTAATTATGAAGGTAAAAAAGAGAGATGGCTCATTGGAAGAAATGAGATATGACAAAATCACCAGAAGAATACAATATTTCTGTGATGATTTGAATTTAGAATACATCGACCCAACATTGGTTACATTAAAAGTAACACAAGGGATTTATGATGGTATATCTACAACTGAGTTAGATACATTGGCTGCCGAGACGGCGGCCTCTATGGTGACAACACACTCAGATTATGCTAAATTAGCCGGAAGATTAGCGGTGTCGAACTTACATAAAACAACACCAAAGAAGTTTTCTCAATGTATTAAAGAACTTCATTCTTTTATTGAACCAAGAACAGGGAAAGAATCATCTTTAATTTCAGATGAGGTTTATCAATTTGTGATTCAAAACAAAGAATCTTTAGACGGTGCGGTTGTACAAGAGAGAGATTTTGATTTTGACTATTTTGGATTTAAAACTCTTGAACGTTCTTACCTTTTGAAAATCGGAAGAAGAATCGTTGAGAGACCCCAATATATGTACATGAGAGTTGCTGTTGGTATTTGTAATGGGGACTTAGAAATGGCTTTAAGAATCTATGATGATTTATCACAACATTTTTACACTCACGCAACCCCAACGCTGTTTAATGCTGGCACTCGTAGACCACAAATGTCTTCGTGTTTCTTAATTGGTAACAAAGGTGATGATATTGATGGATTATTCGATACAATAAAAGACGTTGCTAAAATTTCAAAGTGGGCCGGCGGTATCGGATTACACGTTCACGATGTTAGAGCTAAAGGTTCATACATTAAAGGAACGGGTGGTGAATCGGATGGACTACTCCCAATGATGAAAACATACAATGAAGTTGCTCGTTGGATTAATCAGGGTGGTAAAAGAAAAGGTTCCTTTGCAATTTATCTTGAACCGTGGCACGCCGATGTTTTTGAATTTATTGATTTAAGAAAAAATCATGGTAAAGAAGAATTGAGGGCTCGTGATTTATTCTTAGCAATGTGGACACCTAGTCTCTTTATGAAGAGAGTTGAGGAGGATGGTGAGTGGTCACTATTCTCACCTGATGAGGCACCTGGTTTGTCAGATGCTTATGATGACCCATTTTCTTTTACTCAAGAATTTACTGAATTGTATGAAAGATATGAGAAAGAAGGTCGAGCAAGAAAAGTTGTAAAAGCAAGAAAATTAATGGATGCAATTTTGACAGCACAAATCGAAACTGGTACCCCATACATGTTGTACAAAGACGCCGCTAATTACAAGTCAAACCAAAAGAATTTAGGTACAATTAAGTCATCTAATTTATGCACTGAGATTATTGAGTACTCAAGTCCAACAGAACAAGCGGTTTGTAATTTAGCTTCAATTGCTTTACCAAAATACATTATTAACAATGAATTTAATCATGAACTACTTTACGATAATGTGTATCAAGTTGTAAAAAACCTAAACAATGTTATTGATTTGAATTTTTATCCTACTGAGGAAACAAAACTTTCAAACATGAAACATAGACCAGTTGGTTTAGGTGTTCAAGGATTAGCTGATGTGTTTTGTATGTTAAAATTACCTTTTGAAAGTGAGGATTCGGACAAATTACAAGTAGAAATATTTGAAACAATTTATTTCGCGGCTCTCACATCGTCTAAAGACTTGGCTGTTGAAAACGGGGCGTACTCTTCATTTGAAGGTTCTCCGTTATCTAAAGGTCAATTTCAATACGAGTTATGGGGTAAAACAGACAAGGACACAAGTGGAAGATGGAATTGGAAGTCACTAAGAAAAGATGTTGTTAAACATGGTGTAAGAAACTCTCTATTAGTTGCTCCTATGCCAACAGCATCTACCGCACAAATTCTTGGTAATAATGAAGCATTTGAACCATTTACATCTAACCTTTACTCAAGAAGAACATTAGGAGGTGAATTTATTGTAATCAATAAACATCTCGTAAATGAATTACTTGAAAGAGGATTGTGGTCTGACGAATTAAAGAAAAAACTAATCATGGAAAATGGTTCTGTTCAAAACATTCCTGAGGTACCTGTTGATGTGAAAGAAGTTTACAAAACAGTTTGGGAAATGTCTCAAAAAAGAATCTTAACCATGGCGGCAAACAGGTCAATTTACATTGACCAATCACAGTCTTTAAATTTATTTATTGACAACGCAAACAAAACCAAAGTTTTAGCTGCACATCTTTACGGATGGAAACTTGGTTTGAAAACGGGCATGTATTATTTACGAACTAGAGCGGCTGTTGACCCATTAAAGGGTTTAGGAATTGACACCTCAACAGCGAAACCCACAGTTGAAGCCAAAGAAGTACAAAATACTTCATACAATCAAAATAATCAAAAAGAAGAGGAGGTTGTAGAAATGTCTATATCATCTAGACCATCTGATTCTCCTTTTGAATGTGAAGGTTGTGGCTCGTAACTGTAGGTGGCTCCGTAGATATTTTTAATTAAACATAAACATCTACTTTGTTTGGAAATAAAAGGAGCAAAAATTCCAAACAATATATAATCCCAACTTCGGTTGGGATTTTTTATTTATTAGTATTTGTTCTTTAGTTATATTTATTAGTATGGCGATTACATATGGTATAGATTTTCCATTCAGAATTAGTCCTAAGGGTGATTTTTTGGTTATGACCGAAACCCCCGAAAGAGAGATTCGTGCAAACTTGATTCACTTGTTATTAACAAGAAAGGGTTCGAGATATTATTTACCTGATTTTGGAACTAGATTATATGAATTTATTTTCGAACCAAACGACGCGGTAACATGGGGTCAGATAGAAGATGAAATAAGAACCGCGGTAAAATTATACATACCCAATTTAGAAATTAAATCGATTAGGGTAACATCCGCTGAAGAGGACCCCGAAGAACCTATGAGTCCGCAAGAGGATGAAGATTCTCGATTATTTAGAGTATCAGATTATTCCACTAAACCTTACACCGCTAAAGTTAGGATTGACTACGACATAAACAACGAACCTTTTGTTTCGTCTGATTTTATAATTATTAACATATAATATGGCTAAAAAAATATCATACGCCGTCAGAGACTTTGCGAGTTTAAGACAGGAACTAGTTAATCTTACAAGGGAATATTATCCCGATTTGATTAAGAATACAAATGACGCATCAATTTATTCTGTTTTATTAGATTTAAATGCTGCGGTAACGGACAATTTACACTTTCACATTGATAGGGTTTGGCAAGAAACTATGTTGGACTTTGCACAACAAAGACAATCATTGTATCATATAGCTAAAACATACGGTATGAGAATACCGGGTAATAGACCATCGGTTTCTTTATGTGATTTTACAATACAAGTACCTGTTAGAGGAGATAAAGAAGATGAGCGTTATTTGGGGACTATAAAATCAGGCGCGCAAGTATCGGGTGGGGGACAAGTTTTTGAAACCATCGACGATATTGATTTCTCAAATCCATTCAATAAAAGAGGTGAACCAAACAGATTAAAAATCCCAAATTTTGATGGTAACAATAGACTTATATCATACTCAATTGTAAAAAGAGAAGCTGTTGTAAATGGTGTAACAAGAATTTATAGAAAAGTTATTACAGAAGTTGACCAAAAACCTTTCTTAAAAATATTTTTACCTGAACAAAATATATTAGGGGTGAGTGGAGTAATCCATAAAGAGGGTACAAACTTTGTAAATAACCCAACAAATTCTGAATTTTTAAGTTCTGAAAATAAGTGGTATGAAGTAAAATCATTAATACAAGATAAAGTATTTGTACCTGACCCAACATCAGCTTCTGATAGTGATAATTTTATATCAGGAACATACGTACCTGTTACAAATAAATTTATTACTGAATACACCCCCGAAAATTATTTTTCGGTGACATTTGGCTCTGGTAATGTTAATCCATTAGACAATTTAGACAACTATAACCAAGGTACTTTAAGAGTAAGTCTCGGAACGTATTTGAATAACCTATCATTAGGTGCTTTACCAAAATCAAATACAACATTATTCATAAAATACAGAATCGGTGGTGGTAAAGATAGTAATCTTGGTATTGATGTTATTACGAGTGTGGATAATGTCGAGTTTTCAATCAATGGACCCAATTCATCAACGAACACTCAAGTACAGAATTCATTAACTGTAACAAACGTAACACCAGCTGTTGGTGGTGCGGACCAACCTACAATTGAAGAGGTTAGAAATATGATTGCATACAACTTCTCAGCACAAAATAGGGCGGTAACTCTTAATGATTACAAATCTTTAATTGAGACAATGCCATCAACTTACGGAGCGCCTGCTAAAGTAAATGTGATGGAAGAGGACAATAAGATAAAAATTAAATTATTGTCATATGATGAAAACGGCAACCTTATTGATACAGTTTCAAATACATTAAAAAATAACATTTTATCTTATTTGGCTGAATATAGAATGGTTAACGATTTCTTAGAGGTTCAAAGTGGTGAAGTGGTTGATTTTACATTAGAAATTGATGTTGTTATTGATAAAAATGGCAATCAGACAGAGATTGTTAAAACCATTATCGAGGATACTGTTAGTTATTTTTCAATTGAAAAAAGAAAAATGGGTGACCCATTATTTGTTGGTGATTTATATAAAACAATAGGTGAAGTAAATGGAGTGGTAAACGCTGTCGATATAAGAGTTTTCAATAACGTAGGTGGAGAATATTCATCTTCTGAAGTGTTACAATCATATATTGACCCAACCACAAAAGAAATTGCTCAATCCGATATGACTATCTATATGAAATCTAACCAAATATATCAAATAAGATTTCCTCAGAAAGATATAAAAGTTAGAGTAAAAACATTAGGAACGACTACATTCTAATTTAATTTTTATTTATTTTTCTGGAAATCCATAATTTTCTATTTATAGAATAATGCAGAAACACAGAATTTCCACAAATATAGGTAA